GAAGGAACTAAAAAAGAATGTGCTACTAATCTCTAATAGTGCTGATAATGCCGAGCGTTTACTATTACCATATAAGGGCATTTTAGAGCGTAACAACCGAATCATTAATGATTATGGTACTCAAAAAAGAATAGGCTCTTGGGAATCGACTGAGTTTAAAACACGCAAAGGAGTTTCATTTAGAGCTATTGGAGCGGGACAGTCGCCACGTGGTACCCGTAATGATGCCACACGCCCCGATGTAATTCTTATTGATGATATTGATACAGACGAATTTTGTCGTAATCCAGAACTCGTGAAAGAACGTGTAAAATGGATAGAACAAGCATTAATTCCTACCCGTTCAATCTCTAATGGCTTATTATTGATTGCCTGTGGTAACATTATTTCTAAATATTGTTGCATTACTGAAATGGGTAAAAAAGCTGATAAATGGGATGTAATCAATATTAGGGATAAAGAGGGTAAAAGTTCTTGGCCACAAAAAAACACAGACGAAGCTATTAAAAGGATTGAGGGAACTATCTCGTATGAGTCTTTTCAAAAAGAGTATTGCAATAACCCAATGGATGGAGGTGATACCTTTAGAGATTTAACCTTTGAACAATGCCCGCAACTACGGCATTGTGATTATGTGGTAATTTATGCCGATCCTGCCACCTCAAATTCTGACAAAACCAATGCCAGTTCTAAGGCTATTATTATTGTAGCCAGAAAGGGACTAAAATACTATGTGTATAAAGCATGGGTTGACCAGATGAGTAACGCCAATTTTTGCGAGTACCTCTTTGAGGCACATGCTTTATGTGTCCGGGCAGGTGTTGACCCAATTTATGTGTATATAGAAAATAATACCCTGCAAGACCCTTTTTATGAGCAGGTATTACTACCGCATATTTATAGAATTTCTGACGAAAGAAAAACTGCTCTACCCATTCGCCCAGACGAGCGCAAAAAGCCTGAAAAATATGCCCGTATTGAAGGGACATTAGAACCCCTTAACCGATTGGGGTATTTGAGTTTTAACAAGACGGAAGAATCTAACCCTAATATGGAGCGACTCGTGGCACAGTTCAACAATTTTAGCCGAAAGTCTAAACTGATGGATGGACCCGATGCTGTAGAGGGAGCAGTTAAAATAATTCAAGATAAAGAAGCCTCTAATGCCACTGGTTCATTAGAATTCTTTAGTCGTAAACCAAGTAAACACCGATTGTAATGTTAGTACAACCTAAAGAATTAATCACGGAGCTTTACCCTGAAATTGCAGAAGAAATTACAAGGGGAAATGATGACGAAATTAGATCACAACTTAAAGCTGCAGAAGCCTTTTGCAAAAGCTATTTGTTTAAATATGATTTAAACGCGCTTTTTGGTACTGATGAAACAGAACCCTCTATTGTTGACGAAAATCTAAAAAAAGCAGTCAAAGTAGTTGCTTCTTACTGGCTCGTTAGAAAAGCTAACCCTAATGTTAATGTAGAGTTGTTTCGTGAAGATTGGCAAATGATGATAGGGACTAAAGCTGAACCGGGATGGCTTACTCAAATCAAAGAGGGGTATTTAAACCCCAACTGGCCTTATAAACCTGATGACCCTGCTACTCCGGATGTTGATGAAAGTCAACCCACAGCAGTAAGTTGGAGCTCAAATACTAAACGAAGACAAAGATTTTAAAAATGGCAAGAAAAGAATTTCCCAATAAAACAGCGATGAAGCAAGATCCTACTTATGTAGTTCAGGACTTAACACTGGTTGCACCCAATAGAAATAGAAAGGACATTATTGACCTAAAAAAATCAGTTGTATTAGCTGAGTCTGTGTACTACCCAAACAGGGTAAAGCTCTATGATTTATACCATGATATTACCACAATGGATGGTTTCTTAAAAGGTATTATGCAAAAGCGGATTGACAACCTTTTGAATAAATCTATCAAATTCATAGATAAATCGGGTAAGGAAAATGAAGAGCTTACAGAACTCATATCGGGTCAATTGGGACGTGATTTAATGACAAAGATTATTGAATCCAAATTCTGGGGAATTTCGGGAGTAGAGTTTATCATTGGCGAAAAAATGAATTTTCAAGAAATTCCAAGAAAACATATAAAGCCGGAGAAAGGAATAGTTTCTACCTCTCAATATAGCGTTTCCGAAACTACCAATTTTGTTATTGACCAGATGCCTTTTGTATGGGTTATTGGAGATAAAAAGGATTTAGGATGCTTACTAGCTTGCTCGATGTATGCTATTTACAAGCGGGGTAATTTTGGTGATTGGGCACAATATGTAGAGATTTTTGGACAACCTGTCCGAATTATTTACTATGATGCGTATGACACTAAAACGCGTGGAGATCTTAAAAACTTACTCGACACTAGTGGCTCATCATTAGCCATGATGATTCCTAAACAAGCTGAATTTGAAATGATGGATGGTAAAACATCCAATGGAGATGGAAAACTTCAAGACGCATTCAAAGAAGCCTGTAACCAAGAAATGGCAATTGCCATTCTTGGAAATACTGAGACTACCTCCAGCTCAAAAAGTAGTGGCTATGCACAATCCAAGGAGCATGGAGATCAACAGAATGAGATTACAAAGTCTGATATGGCTTTTATTATCAACATGCTTAATAGTGAGAAATTTACAACTATCTTAAAATCTTACGGGTTTGTTGTAGAGGGTAAATTTATCTTTGAAAAAGAGCTTGATGTAGATAGACTGAAAACTCGTATGGAAATAGATACTTTTGTATCATCAAAGGTACCCGTTGGAGACGATTATTGGTACGATACGTATGGCATTCCTAAACCTGATAATTATGACGAATTAAAGGCTAAAATGGAAGTCGAGGAAGAAGAAGAGGAACCTGAACCTAATATAGATAGCAAACAGCCAAATGGCAAAGTCCAAAAGGCAAAGGCAAAATCAAAAGAAGGGGGGTTGACCGAAACTAAAAAAGCCAATCTTTTTGATTTAATGCTAAAAGGATTAGCCGATTTTTTCGACCAAGCCCAACTCTAGTTGGGCAGTTAAACGATTTATATAGCCAAAGGTGTACTTGCTGTGGTGAGTTAATCTTACATGATTTATCGGATTATAGCAACGACACTTGGGACTCTATTTATACTACTATTGCAAAACAATTACTAGATGGAACGGCTACTGATATTAATACAGATTTGTATTTTAAAACAGCCGAGGAATTAATCAATGCTATTAATAATGGATTGGGAGACATAAGCTTTGGTTATGCTAATGAAAACAACCAGTTATCGGCTGCATTGAAACAAAACATCTATGCTTTTAGCGCTGCCAAAAGCTTAGTACAAATGATTCAATATCGTGATATGATGGTAGGAGCAGACGGTCAAATTTTAAGCTATGGGAGTTTTAAAAAAGTAATAGCAGACCAGGGCGAAATATTTAATAATCAATTTTTACAAGCAGAATACCAACATGCTCAGCAATCAGCTATTATGGCTCAAAAATGGAATTCATTAGATACCCCCTACTTAGAGTTTTCAACAGTTAATGATGGAAGAGTACGCCCGGAACATAAAGCCTTGAATAAATTTACTGCGCCTAAAGATAGTGCGGTATGGAATAGGATATATCCGCCTTTAGGCTGGGGTTGTAGATGTACGGTAGTCCCTAATAACAATGGGAAAAGTAATAATTCGCTTACTGAAATTGAAGCAGGTACTATGATTAAACCATTAGTTAAAGACACCATTTTTGATAATAATGTAGGTAAAAGCAAAATGATTTTTGATGATAAACACGCTTATTTTATCAGTGCTAATGGCAAACAAAATCAATTGAGTTGGGAACAATACGGGCTTGAATCTTTAGAGAAAATTAGGGCAAATTCGTTAGAATCCTACCAGCCTACAACTAAAGAAGAATACCTCAATTGGTGGGAAAAACAACCTAAATTTAAAGGGGATGATATTGTTATAATGGATGCCTTAAATCAAGAGATTTTATTGACAAGCGGTACTGGTAAAACAAAATCAAGTATCAATTATTACAAAGATCATATCCTAAAAAAATCAAAAGAAAATCGATTTGTATTTGCTACCGAAAGTCAAACCATTCTCAAAAATCCTGATGAGATTTGGTATAATGATCAAGGTAGAGTTTATATTAAATATTATGAGCAGGGTGCTATAAAATTAGTAGTTAATGATTTATTAGAAGCAAAAACTATATTTGAATTATCGAGTGAGGGAGATTTGAAAAAGGCTAGAAAGGGCGTCTTATTACATAAAAAATAAGGCAATAGTCTAATAAACTATTGCCTTATGTCAGGGGGCGATATCGGACAAGGTGGATTAGACCTACCCGAGTCTTCCTGACGGTACAAATATATAAATAATTTTTTATCATGTCACCAGAAGAGTTTGAAAAAAATATTGTAACCAAGGCAAAAGAGATTGAAAGTTATGCCCTTTCTCGGTTCCCTTCCATGGCAGGCAATATTAGTTTGCGTTTTATTGATGGAAATTTTAGAGCAGGAGGTTTTCAAGGATCTACCTTTACCAAATGGAAAAAAAGCAAAGGAACCACTTTGGTAAAAACAGGTGCTTTGCGTGCGGCTACTTCTTATACTACACAACCAGGGCAAGTAACTATCAAAAATAGTATGCCGTATGCCAAAATACACAATGAGGGCTTTAACGGTACTATAACCGTCAAAGCACACTCAAGAAATGTATATGGCAAGACAAGGATAGGGACAGGAAAATTTAATAAAAACGGAAAAGAACGACAACGCTCTCTAACCGTTAAAACCGGACAACGAGAGGTGAGAGTCCATAGCCGTAAAATGAACATTCCACAACGTCAGTTTATGCCCATACATCAAAATGATAGCCCTATTTTAAACAATGCCATACAGCGGCAAGTAGCACGTGATTTACAAACTATTTTTAAACTATAATTATGAATTCATTTTTTGCAAAATGCTTCCTGGACCTTCAAGAACACATTAAAAAAGAAGTGCCGGAAATACGATGGACAGATCAAAATTTTGGGCAGTATGGCGACCCCGAATTTCCCGCCAAAGTAGCTTTTCCAGCTGCGCTTATTGATTTTTCAAATACAGCTTATAGTGCTATTGGTGGCAATGATCAGTTAGGCAATGCTACTATCAATATAGTGCTTTTGTTTAATCCATTTTCACAAAGCTATAACCTAGCTCCAACACAGGTAAAGCAAAAAGCACTAGAATATTATGAAGTGGAACACAAACTATGCAAAGCCTTACAAGGGTGGTCTATGGACTATTTTACTCCTTTGGCTAGGATAAATGCAATTAGTCAAAACAGGAATGAAATAGGGCTTAGAATTAGAGATCTCAATTTTAGTACTGAGTTTGAGGATTATAATAATGAGGATGAAACTACTCAAGCTGTTACCTTTGCTTTTAAAGGGAATTTAAACTCATAAAAAAAGCCCCTTTTGGGGCTTTTTATTTATGTTAATTCTTGGAATTTTCGTCTAAATTCCATTGGTTTGGAAACATAATTAAATGTTTCTCTAGTCGAACCCGTTCCTATAAAGGTTACAGTTCCATAGTCTAACATTTTACCCAAGATACTTTGATTAACAT